GGACCACTCTGTAATCCGTAGCCCGCTTGTCCGAATACGCCTTGCCCAGCTTGTAGGCTTCCTCCACCTCCTCGTCCAAGTAGTGCTTGGAATGGATCAAGGGTATAAGAATCCTCGATTTGTGCGAGGTTACCAACAGCGTTTATGTAGTTACCTAAACCCTGTTGGCGCAGTTGCTCGTTTAACCGTTCCGCATCCATCTGTGCGCCTACACCGAATTGTGCGGCTTGTTGCTGTTGGCCTTGGTTTACGGTGGCGGCTCGCATGGCGGCATCTGCATCGAAGGCATTTGCTTGTTGGTCCATCTGTGCCTGTGCAAGGCTAGTCTGCTGACCGAGTTGGGCGCGTAATGCGTCTTGCTCCATACCAGCAGATACACCAAACTCGCTTGCACGATTGGTAGCTGTAGCATCTGCCATTGCTTTAGCTTGTGCTTGTTGGGCGGCTAGTGCTTCTTGCGACAATCCAGCAGTTAATCCTTGGCTGAGTGCTTGGTTGGTGGCGGCTTGGTTGGCAAGCTGGGCTTGCATACCTTGGGATGCACCAAATTCTGCGGCTCGGTTAAGAGCGGCTTGATTTTGCATGGATGCTTGTAACCCACGCCCTAAGTCATCTCGCTGAATATCTGCTTCCTGTCCTAGTGCAGTTTGAGCGAATCCACGGTTTTGCATTCGGCGGGCATTGTTTTCTGCTACTAAAGCTTGTGCTTCTGCGATTGCACCTGACTGATCAAAAGTCCTTCCCATTAATCCGGACCTTGCTCGTGCGGCGTTTGAAATACTTGCCTGTTCACGCTCGGTTAGTCCTTGGCCAAGTGTAGTCTCAGCATCAGCGAGCAATGCGGCACGAAGTGAATCTGCTCCGATATTTCCACCCTCGAGTCCAGCGGTGGCGGTGTATCCATCTCCTTTTACCGAGGCGGATGGTTCGTAGCTGGTTGCCGCAGTAAGTGCCATAGGGTCAGCTACGGCAGTAGCCTTGTAAGATGTATCCGCTTTTAGTGCTAAAGGATCAGCCACTTGAGCGGCATTCATTGTGGATGCCGTAATATCGCCTCCGTAGGTGGAACCTGTGGGGATTGTAACAGGACCACCTCTACCCGTTTGGATCATCTCACCTATTGCGGTTGCTGTACCCGCATCCACATCTGCTTGGGTGGCTTCGCGCAAACCTGTTAGGTTTTCACGCTGTTGCTCAAGGAGTAATCGTGCATCATCCAAACCACTAGTAGTACCGGGTTTGTAGTCCTCCATGACTGTTTGGAAGCGGTCTGATAGTCGCTCCACATCCGCAAGGTCCGCTTCGCGTTGGCGGGAGAGGTTGCCCCGCTGTATATCTTCTGCGAGTGCGGCGAGTCCAAGAAAGCTTCCGTCCGCATCGAAGCCCGATTGGCGGTTACCTGATGCTTCTGTGATAGACTCCCCAACCTCGGATGCAAGCCCAGCGGCTACATCTTCTTCCGTTGCTTGGCGAGTGGTAAACTCCTGTACATTGCGGGTATCTCCCAACATGTCTACAAGACCTGTACCCGCACGGGTGTAGCCTGTTAGTTCCCCCGCTGGTGCGGCTACTCCACCTTCGGGTATTTCCGTCTCGCTGGTTGCTTCTAGGATAAAATCACCGTTTTCATCTCTGGGAACTACAAAGTCTGTGCCGTCCTCGTTCTTTTTGTAGATAGGTTCGGGTTTTCCGTAATTATCTAGGAATGATTTTAAGGTATTTGATGTATTGTAGAGTATAGCCTCTGCAACTACACTACGCATCAACCCTGTTTCAGTTCCTTTATCGAAATATCCTGGAACACCCTTTAACCCAGGTCGTGCTGATTGTATTACACTCTTTACACTAGAAGTATCAAAGTCACTAAGATCAGCAGTTTTTACCCATTCCTTAATTGAACTACTTAATTTTGCGGTGTTATTTCCATCCCTCGCGTAAATCTCTTGAAGATCACGAATAGACTGAGGAACTTCATCATCCCCAATAATAACCCGACCATCCTTGGTTACGGCTCCTCCGTAGTCGATTTGTGTGACTTGTCCACCCTCACCAGGTTGTGATACCCTACGCTCTACTAAATTATCACTAGATACAGATTCATAGATAGGTACTTGCCCGCCAAGCAATGTTTGCCGTAGCACATCGTTGTCGATCTGTGCGGCAGACATACGAAGTGGTCGCTCGTACTGTTCAACAGTTTGCTGTAAGGGTGTACCTGTAAGTGAGCCTGATAGGGCATCAGTCTGTGCCTGTAATGCCTCTGCAAGTCCTTGCCCATAGTCGGGCATATTTAAAATTGAGCTATTACTTGAACCGCTACTCATAAGTTATTTCCTCCGAAGTATTTTCTTAAAATCGTACCAGCGAATAGGTTGGTTTTTGGTTTCCCTCATCCACCCGACTAGTGGGAGTGGGTGTGGTATTTTGCTGATAAAGTCTTTCACATCGCCCACCGCCATGTTCACATACCAGGCATCTGCATCCTCGACATTCCATTGGTCTTGCGGGTGAATATCGCTTTTCGAGTTTACCGCTTTGCCAAGTAAAAATGAGTTGGGGGTAATGAACACATACCCGTGGGCGGCATAGGTGGCTATATCGCGGTTCATGTCGATCCCGCACTTGTCGTACAAGTCTTTCGCTTGGGCTAGGATGCTCATTAGTCAGCGATTAAATATTCCTCCACTTCGGTTGAGCTTACCGCACTTCCCAGGTTTACCCGTACCCAATCCGTACCATTGTCCACCGCCATGCATGGGTTGCCCCCGTCCCCATCGGTCACATAGACGATGCGACCTGGTGTGCCGTTGGTTGGCAATCCCGCCACGGTGAAGTTCTCCATCACCACCTCGGTTTGGGTGACGCTTGGTATGGTGACGGTTGGTTCGCCTAATCGATTAAGTGATGCACTAGACACCTCCACGCCTGTGGCGTAAGTAAACCCTCGGGTAACTGTGGCGGTGATAGGCATTATGCGTATTCCCTTCTCGCGTTTGCGCCGCCCTCTATCGCTTCCAATGCGACATGGCGAAAGCTAGGCTGTCCCGCTGTTACATCGATCTCTACGGAGGCCGCGTAGCCTCTTGCGCGTCCACTCCCAAAGCGAATCAGTTTCTCCTCGCTCGTTGTCGCATTCTCGGTGTGTACGGTGTTCGTCCGATCCGGGTCTATCGTGTTTACTTTGATGGTGAATTGATCCCCGTTGCTGACCTGGCATCCGAGTTGTCCGCGCTTCCAACTCTTCACATCGATATTCCCGAATGTGAAGGAGCGGGTCTTGAGCTTGGCACTTATCGCGGTGGAGGTTGTGCTTGCGCTCCCTACCGTTCCCGTGATGTCTGTGGTGCTTTCCTCGATTAAATGCCATCCTTTATCGGAGACGGCAAAAAGTCTGCGTTTTTGTGGACTTGATCCATGAAGTATAGTTACGAAGTCATCGATTTGGAAACCAGCGGGGAAACTATCCACGCTTGTCCATGCGGTGTTTAAAATATCGTAGACGAATATCTTGTTATTCGTGGTGGATGAACCTGTGGGGACAGCGAGGTAATACTTATTATCAAATACCACACCCACGGATTTATCTGCATGAGCATAATTCACATCTGCGAATTGATCCTGGATGGGTTGTGATAATGGTAATGCTTCCCCGCTTACTTTCGAGATTGCGACTCCGAGGTTTTTTGCGGGGTCGAGTCCCTGTTGAAGGGTGTACACACCATCATCGGACAGGAAGTAATACTGCGGACCACTCGCGGCCACGCTCTTGCGGGCAACGCATCCGCGTTGGCGGGTAATCTCAAATACTCCCGCAGAGTTGGTAAGTGCGATGTTGTTAATTAAATGTATACTATTGCGGAAAAATACGATTAACTGATTTTCCAGGTATGGAGTAAATCCGACCAAGCGATCTGCTGTTCCGCGATTGATACGAAACTGCGATTCTGCGGCATAGAAATTATCCGTATCCAAGAGATCCGATGCGATCACGGTGTACTGCGAATCGCTGGGCTGGGGAACGATTAAGCGGTTACTAAAGAATGTACCAAAGTTTGTATTTGGGCATTGTACCCTGCCCGCTACGGGTGTGGCATTTTCCTTTACAACGAATGCAGTTGGTGTGGTGTAATCTCCATCCCACTCCAGCGGAGATTTGCTTGTCCCGCGAAACAGGATGAGCTTCTCCATCGCTTGTACGAAACTCGCGTTATCTCCACTCTCCACTACTTCGCCACCTGGATAAGCGATATCGATCCCTGTGTTATTACTGTCGTTCCACAGAATTACTTTATTGGCGGTAGCGACTGCGATAAATTCTGCCCCGGTTGCGGGATCACTAAATGTGGCAGATGTAAATACTTGCTCTGTGCCGGATGCATAGGTAAGCGATACAGCACCCGCTTTAAACTCTATACCTTTGCGTACCGATGCGAGGTCGCCCTCTAATCGCATATTCTCAGACTCCTCCACCGTGCCAGCTTCCAAGGTTGTTGGCTCAAGGTACGAATTGATACCACGAAACCCACGATCCCCATCGGTAAGAATCGGTGAGTCTAAGCGCCCCATCTGTTTATATGTGGGCATCTATTTCTTGCGGATCTCCTGGTAGAGTTTGATCGACATATACACGAGGGTGACCGCACCTACTGCTATACCCAAAAAAGAGTCGATTGTGGATAAGCCAAAGGTGGCGGCTGTGCCACTCATTCCAGCTACTGATACGCGGTCAATCATATTCATTTATCGTCTGCTGGGTGATGGCCCAAAATAAAATCCGAGGATTCCCATAAGGGCGGTGTGACCCATATAGGCGAGGTGGCCACTCGATAGCGTGATGGGGTCTTGGCTGGCTGGG